TTGCTCAAGAATGGTCATGATCTTAGGATCGTTGACACTTCCAACGCTATAGGCATCGTCGTAGGCTTTGTTAGCAAATTCGCGAAGTTCTTGAGCTAAGCGGTCTTCGTCGGCGTAGAACGCAAACAAGACTTTTGGGAGTGGCATAAAGCCAACCCAAAGGTCTGGGAATACTTTGAGAGGTTCTCTCTCGAGGTAGTTAACAAAGGACACCAGAAGGTCAGCCACTGGCTGATCATCAACCGCATCAGGTGGGAGGTCTACCTTGAGACAACAGGCGAGGACTTCAAGATCAGCAACGACTACATCGCCTTCTATGCCCGCCTGTGGCGTGCTCGTCATCCAGAACACAAAGACTTATTCACCATTAAACGCATGATAGGGGAATCCAATGACAACTAAGCGTATCACGCTACCAGTCTCTGAGGAGATTGAGCACATTAGGGAAAGGCTCACCCATGACACTGGAGTCAAGATGACCTACAACCAGACAATCAGCTTCCTGATCCATTTTTACATTACCCAGAATTTGCCAAAGATTTCCGTTATCCCTGCCGAACCCAAAACACAATGGAGAACATTAACAAAATGACTACTACAACTATTGAAGCCGCACTTAAAAAATCTTATGTCGATGGATACCTCAGCGGCTTAAACGCAACCTACAAAGAAGACATTAAAAACGAGCCTGTTGCATGGGCACATCACGCAACTTTTGAGAATTTAAATTCTGGCGATAGAAGTAGATTTACAGCGACCTTATCAAAAAAAGCAACTGACGCATGTTGCATTCCATTATTTAAAGTTCCGCAAAAAGATTTAGTGAGCCTGACAGACGAAGAGATTCAAGCCGCCTTGGGCATTGATGCTACTAGCTCTAACTGGAACTTGATCAAGGTTCTGGAGTGGGGCAACAAGATTCAAGCCGCCCTGCTGGAGAAAAACAAATGAACAGAGAAGACATTTTTCGCATGGCACGACAGGCTGGTTCAATGATTGAAGCGGTACAGGAAAAAGACTTGCAATGGCTTGAACGCTTTGCCGCCCTTGTCGCTTCTGCCGAGCGTGAGAAGTTTTGTGCAGAGTTACGAAAGTTACATGATTCATATTCTTTGGCAAGCGATTCAAACGCCATCCGAGCAAGGGGACAATCATGAAAGTCAGAACTAACCGCCACCGCACTCTGTCAATGATGGCACGGAACAAAAAACACTCATGGTTTGTTGCACCGTTTGTCAAGCAGGCATTTATAAATTATGAGCGTAACCAGCGCATCAAGGCACTTGTTGACAAGGCGTTTCCACCATGAGCGACCTATTTGGCTACGAACAATTTGACTGGCGTAAGGAGTGGCAGGACATGCCTGAGTTTTTTCAAGAAGACTTGACACCCTTTCGAGTGCTTAATATTCGATTCAGGAATGAAGAGGATGTACAAGAGTTTGCCAAGCTCGTAGAGCAGTTGATCACGCCTAAGCAAAAAGCACTCTGGTTCCCACACGCTGAGTTCCGTAGGGCATCGCATTTGAGGTGGGTGGATGAATCCTAAGTACCCCATCTATATCGTGTCTAAAGGGCGCTGGAAGACGCGCCTGACTAGCAAGGCACTAGAGCGTATCAATGTGCCCTACTACATCGTTGTGGAGTCCCACGAGCGAGAGGAGTACGCCGCAGTCATTGATCCTGCCAAGGTGCTGGTGTTGCCTGAAAAGTATTTGAGGGACTACAACACTTGTGATGAGGAGGGGGACACGCGAGGAAAAGGCCCCGGGGCCGCACGGAACTTCTGCTGGGATCACTCCATGAGCCTCGGCTACGCTAGGCACTGGGTCATGGACGACAACATTGCCTCGTTCAACAGGCTCAATCGCAACCTCATGGTCAAGGTCACCTCTGGCACTATTTTCAGGGCCGCTGAGGACTTTGTAGACCGCTATGCCAATGTCGTTATTGCTGGCTTTAACTACGACTTCTTTGCCAAGGCCAAGGAGCCTCTCCCAGCCTTCGTAATGAACACCCGCATCTACTCCTGCCTGCTCATCCAAAACAGCCTTCCAATGCGCTGGAGGGGCCGCTACAACGAAGATACTGACCTGTCCATCAGGGCGCTCAAAGCTGGCCTGTGCACCATCCAGTTCAATGCGTTCCTGCAAGAGAAAGCCACCACACAAACCATGGCTGGCGGCAACACTGACGAGTTCTACTCCAAAGAGGGAACCCTACCCAAATCCCAAATGATCGAGCGCCTGCACCCTGATGTGGCTGAGGTTGTCTGGAGGTTTAACCGCTGGCATCACCATGTCGACTACAGCGTGTTCAAGCACAACACCTTGGTTAAGCGCTATGGCGTGGTAGTCCCTGAAGGCATCAATGAATATGGCATGAAACTGCAAGAGATACAAAAATGAAAATTAAACAAACACCCACCAATAACTACTCTGTTGATGTCGAGCAATGGCAAGACGAGCATGCTGATCTGGTCAACGAATTAGAAGCCTACAAGGGCAATGATCAGTTTGTCCTGAACATGTCCCACGAGCTGATCTACTGGGGCACTCTGAGTGACAACCAAGTCAAAAACCTGCGCGTTGCATTAAAACAACATAAGGGAAAGTCCTAATAAAAAAGATGTTGCATATGTTTAGTTTGCTATACAATGCACCCATGCCCCAGCAATTTTGCATAGGGTCTTTTAAAAGGGAAACATCATGAAAGCAATTCAAATCCGTGGTAACTGCCAGTGCTGTGGTCGTGAGCACGCCGTTGTAGATGGCAAGATGGCAAAGCATGGTTACACAGTCGAGAGCGGCTGGTTCCAAGGCGTATGTGCAGGCAAGCACTTTGCCCCTATCCAAGTGAGCCGTGACGACACTGACAAGCTCATCGCCACAGTCCGTGAGCAAGTGCTCGAGATGATTGTCAAAGCTGACAAAGTTGCTTCTGGTGAACTCAAGCCCGCAACAATCACACGCCACCCACACTCCAAAAAAGCAATGGAATTTATTCCTTTTGTTGAAGCCACAGCTTACGAGCAACGCGATGCTATCCGCGCCCTCGAGTGGAACTTCCGCAGGAACGCTGAGATGGGTACATCGTTTGCCAACATGATGGCTCAGGTGGCTGACAAGTACCATGGCAAAGCATTGGTTGAAGTTGCTAAAAAAGAAGCTCCTGCGTTCATCATGCCTAGCGACCAAAAGATCGACAACGACATGACCTACACATGCACATCAGTTGATGGCGCTCGTGTTTACTACAAGCTCCAAAAGGGCGACAAAGTTTTCAAGGGCTGGATGGGTTCCCAGTCTTGGAGAAAGATGGCTTCTGTCTAACCCGAAGGGGGGCGAAAGCCCCCTATTAGGGTAAGCACCTAGAAAATAATTGTAAAAACTTGTTGTAACTGTTTAGATTGCTATACAATCACTCCCATGCCGTAGCATTTTGCAAGCGGTCTTTTCAAGGAAACTAAGATGGCAAACGCCAAAATCAAAAAACAAAATATCCGCGCAGGATTACTGGTCGTCGCTACTGACAGACTAGAGACTCAGGTCTACACCGTCGAGAGCATCGATGGCAACCATGTGACCTACACATGGTACGAGGGCACAAACCAGTGCATCTCTGGCATTGACTACACAATGCTCATGACCCCTACCATTGCTCAAATCGAGTACAGCATCAACGCTAACGGTCGTCTGGCAAACGCCCTTGATGTGGCTGATGTGAAATTCATCATCGGCTAAACCAACAGGGGGCGAAAGCCCCCATTAAGGAAACATCATGCTTCGCTTTAGCAAAGAAAATTTACTGACTCAATTGCAAAACAAAATTAACCACATGGAATCAATTTGGGGTTTTGTTTCTGATAACGGTACAAACCAAATAAAAGACAAAACCGACTTTGATCGCGTTATAGCTTACGGTGAGTACAACGCTGTTCTCGACATCTATGAGTCCATCAAAGATGGTAATTATTTTATCTAATCAAGAAATTACATCATGAACACAAGAGTCTTAACACATGTACGCCGCATCTTTGCTTCATACGATGCACCACCAGCCACCATCCGCTCTTACCAGCGCCAGTGGGTTCGCTCAATTCGCCGCTTAGGTGATAACTGGTTATTTGCTAAACAAGTCAAAAGGATCGAGCAATGAACGCCGACCACATCATCAGCCAAGTCGCCCTGCAAGCCTCCAAGACCTACCAAGATGCAGATGCCCGTGACCGCTTAGCTTACCAAGTGGGCATGCTCCAAGGCACGATCCGTGACCTTTGCTACCAATTAGAAATTAACCAAGAACAAGTCAAAGTCCTCAACCTGCAAATTTTGAAAGCACAAAAATGAAAAACATAGCAACAGCATTGGTCAAAGCTCAAAAGGCGTTTGGCCCTGCGCTCAAGAGTTCTGTCAACCCACACTTCCGCTCCAAGTACGCTGACCTTGCCGCTTGCGTCGAAGCTGTGATGGACAGCCTTAACGACAATGGCATCTCCCTGATCCAGCAAACCCATGACCATCCTGATGGCGTGATCGTAGAGACAATGTTCCTGCACGAGTCAGGCGAGTCCATCAGCAGTGGTCGCCTGTACTTCCCTGCCGCTAAGAACGACCCACAGGGCTATATGAGCGCCTTAACCTATGCCCGCAGGGGTTCGCTCATGGCGGCTTGTGGAATCGCTCCAGAGGACGACGATGGCAATGCCGCATCCCGCAGGGCAGAGCCAAAGGTTCCAGAGGGTGTGATGGCTGACCACCTTGCCGCCATCAGCGCCAGCGCCAATTCAGAAGAGTTGCAGAAAGCCTACTCACAAGCCTACGAAGCCTGCAAAGGTGACCAAGGCTGGCAAGCTAAAGTGATTGCCGCAAAGAAAGCCCGTGTTGAAAAAGCCAAAAAAGAAAGTTTGAAATCATGAAAAAAGAAAAGCCTGTCCTCCTAGACCAAATGACCTTGCTTGACTTCTATGCCATTTTTGCAATGGTCGGTGACCTAGCAAGTGGTACAGAAGCAGACCAAGAGAACATTGCCGCCAAAGCATATGACCTAGCAAACGAAATGATGAAAGCCCGAAATGATTGAAGTCGAACAACGCTCAAACGAATGGTTTGCCTTGCGCTTAGGCAAGGTGACCGCCTCTCGTGTCGCTGACCTGATGGCTAAAACCAAGACAGGTTACTCAGCAACTCGTGAGAACTACATGGCTCAACTCGTGGTGGAGCGCATCTCCAACTCACAGGCTGAGTCCTTTACCAACGCCGCCATGCAGTGGGGTACGGATCAGGAACCCTATGCCCGCGCTGAATACGAAGCCACACAGGGCGTTATGGTCGAGGAGTGTGGGTTTGTATCCCATCCCACAATTGAGATGGCTGGAGCCTCTCCTGATGGCTTGATAGGGGATGATGGACTCATAGAGATCAAATGCCCAAATACAGCCACGATGATCGATGTGTTGCTCACAGGTGTAGTGGCATCCAAGTACAACACCCAGATGCAGTTCCAGATGGCTTGCACGGGTCGCCAGTGGTGTGACTATGTGGTGTTCGATCCACGCATGCCAGCCAAGGCGCAAATGTTTATAAAAAGAGTGGCAAGAGATGAAGCCTTCATTGCAGAGATGGAAGCCGAAGTCACCAAGTTCCTCAGCGAAGTCGCTGAAAAAGTAGCAAAAATCCAATCAATTATTGAAAGCAAATAATGTCTAAGAAATACGATATCAAATTCGCGGCTCGTGAGTACGAAGTAAAAGGCGAAAAGAAAACTTACTGGTCAAACCATGGCACACTGTTTATTGAAGACAGTGGCAAAATCAAGATCAAGATGGACTCACGCCCTGACTCTAAAGACTACGATGGCTGGTTCCAAGTGTTTGAGCAGAAGCCAAAAGAGCCGTACCAAGGTTTGCCACGCGATGATGGAGATGACATCCCGTTCTGATCAACGGGGGGAAAGCCGTGCAAAGAGTTTAATAGCTTGCAGACGAGCGGTTAGTACCCCCACCCAAAAAAAAGCCCTGAATGAACAGGGCTAAATGGCACTCTGCAAAAGTGTTATTTCATTTTAGCTAATTCTGCTTCGATGTCAGCTTCTATGTCTGGAGCACCCTTAATCTGATTTGGGCTTGATTGAATATCAGACTCAAGATCAGGGGCTGTTTGTTGTGGAGCTTGCGATGGGAATATAGCGCTTGTCGTGCCCATTGTAGTGCCAATCTCAGCCTTGGTAGCTCTTGCCTCACGAGGAGCGGCTTTCTTGGCGTAGTCTTCCAGAACCTTGACGGTTGCGGCAACCTCAGCAGGGTTATTAGACATCAGCATGCCAGCTAGTTTGTCAGCCGTATCCTGAGTCATTGTGGTGCTCTTAGCGGCTTTGGCGGCTAGACCAGTCAGGGATGACCAGAAACCACCTGTGATGGCGTTTCCAATAGCCTCACCCATGGAATTATCACCCTCAAACTCTTTGTTCATCTGGGCGCGTCTTTGGGTGCTGGAGTTAGCCAGAATGCTGTTAGCTTGGTTAAACAATTGAGACTCACGCTCGAGTGCCGCTTTAAACAAATTAAAGTGCGCAGGGTCGTCAAACAAAGGCATGAGCTTTTGTTGCATTTCAGGCGAACCAATGACATTTTGCGCTGAGTTACGCACAGAATATGGCCCCATAATCTGCCCATAAATATCACGAGCCACACCAGTGCGGAACGCTTCTTTCTCAGAAGGAGACATGCCCTTGACGAGTTTGGCAACTTCCTCATGATCCATGCCACGGAACTTTTCCATACCAGTGCGCATGGCCTCCATGACTTCCATGTCGCCAGCGTATTTAGTCAACGCTGTGTCGTACTCAGGAACCACAGTTTTTAGGCGGTCGCGCAACTCGTTACGCATCTGCTTGAGGGTGTTTGCCTGAGTTTTGACAGTAGCGTCAGTAGAGCTAAAGCCTGACTTGACCATAGCGTCCATAGCGCGTTTCATGTAGTCAAGGGTGCGCACATCAGGGATTGAGGAAATCTTGATGTTTCCTTCTGCGTCAGCAATGTACAGAGGCTCGAGCTTAAACTTGCTTGGGTCTTGACCACGAATTTTTGCAAGGTTTGCCTCACCACTAGCAATCTGTCTGGCAAGGTCATAGACTGACTTGACTTCGGGTTGCTCAAGAATGGTCATGATCTTAGGATCGTTGACACTTCCAACGCTATAGGCATCGTCGTAGGCTTTGTTAGCAAATTCGCGAAGTTCTTGAGCTAAGCGGTCTTCGTCGGCGTAGAACTCCCCCGGCTTCAATCCCGCCTTCACCTGCTCATAAGTCCGCTCCCTAATGCCCGCTTTCTGATCACCAAGCCTCTTAGCAACTACTTGACGACCAGAGCCAACTCGCTGTGCCACCGCTTCAGCTAAGTCCACTACCGCTGGATCAACATTGGCAATTGTCGAAGGCACGCGCATGCTTGCGTCTTTTTTCATCACAGCTTCCATCTGCTGTGGTGTCAATTTGGCTTGTTTTAGAGCTTCTAGCATTTTTGCTGAGGCTCTGTCCTGAATGCCTTGTGGAGTGGGCATCAGGCGTTCTTTAAGCCAGTTGTAGCCACTTCCAGCAGTGCGCATACCAACAGGGATAGCCGCACCTAAAGTAGTGCCCATCAGAGCGCCTGTACCAGCGCCAGAGCCACGCTCACCTTCAGTAGCTGTGCCAGCGCCAGCAACAGCGCCAGTTGTGCCACCAGCAAAGATGCTACGAGCCATGGGGCTTTGGGAGAGGCGTGAGAGGATGCCAGCAGAGGCGCGTCCAGTTTGGGCTAGGGCGGCGGGCTGACCCCCCGGTGTAAGCATCATCCCCACCGCAGGCAACATCCCACCCGCAAACTCTAGCGTCCCAGCCGAGTACGGATTTTCAGCAGAATATTGCGCATACTCGTCACGAATTTTTGCCAGATTGTCTTCATAACTCTTACTCCCAAGTTTAGAGCGGAGCCAAGCCTCGCCCTCATCCCCCCAACCCATGCCTAGTCCTTGACCAAGCAGGGCACGAACATCACCAACCTTTCGGTTAACAGGTGGCCTGTTGCCACGAGCGGTATTGTTTAAGTCAGCCATTATTCAAGTCCTTCTGGTGTAGGAGTTGCGCTAGAAGTTGTGTCTCTATATACACCGCGCTTGATCTCATCGAGGCGGCGCTTGCTACGCTCGTCAATGGATTTCAAAGCACGGAAACCATTCTTCATGATTCGAGCACGCTCTTCGACGCTCTTAGCGCCAAGACCTTGAAGCTCTCTGAGGGCGCGGGTTTCGGCATCGCTGATGGCCCCGGGGAATGTCGCCTTCAACTGCGCCAACGCTCCCTTGTCCAGCAAGTTAATCTGTTCACGAGTATTTGCTAACTTAGGGTCTTTGGAACCCGCCGCCTCAAGAAGTTTGCGCTGTGCAGTGTCAGGCAATGAAGTATCAAATGTATTTGGGTTCAACGCATAAGCACGCTTGAGGTCTTCCATGGCTTGTGTTGTACTGCCAATCATGTCTTCAGTCTGAGTCTTCAAAGCAACTTCTGCTGGAGTCAGCTTAGTTTGCTGTTCCTGTAAGTTCTGGAACTTTTGAATTGCTAAATTTGCATTGGCTTGTTGAACACTCATGCCAGCTAGAGTCGCAGTGACTTGGGCTAACTTAGCGTCGACGCTAGTTTGGGCAATCTCGTTGACACGCGCTTTGAACTCAGGCGTACCTACTTTCAAACCCTCGTCCTTTGCTTGCTTACCTGCCGCAGACTCTGGTTCACCAGACTTGATAAAGTCCTTGATCACCTCAGCCGTAATTGCACGCTTGCTCTTCATTTCTTCAGAAGCCAATGTCTTGATTGTTGAAAGTTCATCTTTAGCAGATGCCACGCGCATCTTCTGACCTTCAAGACCCAACTGCAACTGTAGTGCACGCTGAGCCTTCTTAGCATCACGCTCATCTTTGCTGTAAGCCGCAAGTTCTTTGTTCACATTGCCAAGTGACTCAGCAAAGTGACCAGTCTTTGTAGGCGATCCAAACGCAGAAGCTAAGCGGAAATACATTTCTGCTTTAGAAGGAGCCGCATCAGCAGAACCCTTCATAGCTTCTTGAATCATTTTTTGAAACGCCAATGACTCTGTATCGGAGCGTTTACGCGCTTCTGCAAGTTCAGAACTGTAGTCAGTTGAATCACCCGCATATCGTTGGAGCAGTGCGTCCAACTGAGAAGCACGAGCGTCCATCGGCGATTGAGGTGTCGGTGGGTAAGCATCGCGTCTAGTCATCTGGTTAGAAACGGGTGCAGGAGCTTGCATGGGGAACAGCTTAGAGCCTTGATAGCTCATGATGTCAGGCTGTGGTGCAACGCCATAGTTCTCAGCCATCTGATCAATGTCAGTAGTTTGATTAGCACCACCAGTTTGGAAGTGAGTTTTTACGCTACCACCTTTGGCATAAGCCATAGAGCTAAAGTCATCGTAATATCTACCACCACCACCACCACCAACACCGCCGCCAAACCCACCAAATGAATCATAGTCACTACCACGGAAATCGTAGCTACCGCCTAGATCAAATGAGTTATCACCGAGGTAAGTGTTTTTGTCGCTGTTTAATGAGAAGTCGCCAGCCATCGTTCCAACGCTGTTACCAGAGTTGTCTAGGTTTTCCCAACCTTGTACTTCGTATCCATCATTTAAATCATTGATAGCGTCTTGAATACCACCAGTAGTTCCATCGTCAGAAATAACATCACTACCAGTGCCGCCATTCATACTGGCAATAGTTTCTAAAATGCTATCAGTGGTTCCGTCATCACTGATTACATCATTTCCACCAACGCGAAACACTGTGTCGTCACCAGCGGCATCTAGATAGCTAGTATCTTTTTTGTCTTTATTTAAATCTGCAATGGTTTGCAAGATGCCAAGAGTAGTACCGTCATCTTGAACGCCACTGTCACCACCATTAAGACTTGCAATAGTGTCCAAAATGCCATCTGTTGTACCATCATCAGCGGCAACATCATCAATAACATCGTTACCAGTTCCACCAGTTAAAGTTGCAATTGTGCTGAGAATGCTGTCCGTTGTTCCATCATCAGCAATAACATCATTACCAGTACCACCAACAGTTGTGTCTACAGTAGTGATAGGAACGCATGATTTACCATCAGCGCTAAGGGTCATGCCTACGCCACAAACTAAACCACCGCTATCAATAGTTGTTATTGGGGTTGTAACGATTGGTGCTGTTACTGTTGGGGTGGTAACTGTTGGAGTCGTAATTTTTGGGGCAGTTGCGGTTGCTGTGCCGTACTTAGGCACTTGCAAAGTGTTGCCCCAACGGTTGTTAGTTGCGTTGTAAATGTCTTGACCACTGATGCCATACTTATCTGCATACGCATTGATAGCCGCAGTATTAGCTGTTGGGTTTTGGATTGCGTAGTTTTGTAGGTTTGTATTGAACTGCTTTAAACCCATGCCCTGTCCAGTTGCGGCATCAACATTAGGGCTGGTGACATATTTATAAGCGTCAGACTTAGGCTCATTACCAGTCTGGAATTGAGCCTGCATGTACTGAGGCGTGCCAAGCATACGGTTCTGATACTCAGTCTTGTAGGTGTTGTACAGGGCTTGATCAGCAGGGTAGTTTGCTTTATCAAGGTTGTACTTGGCTAACAAGTTGTCGTAGTTGGCTTGGGATTTTGTGAGGTCGTCGCCAGTAAGAGTGTCGGTGGCTACGGGACGCGCCCCCGGGTCTATCGGCACGCCCGTCCCCGAATAATTCAAGCTCGGAGTCGCCACCCCAAACTGCTTCATCAATCGATCAAGTTCAAATCCCATGATGCTTCCTTAATTAACCGCCAAGGGCGTTTAAGCCTTTGTATGTGTACAAGCCTGTCGCTAACTGTTGCAACGCTGAAGGCGAGTATGTTGCGCCTGTGGTTGTGCCAGTATTAGTGGTCACCTGTGGCGTAATCGGAGCCATGCCACGAATCTGCGTGCTCAAGAAATCAAGCTGTTGCTTGGGGTAGTTTTGCTGATTGATGTATTGCTGTTCTGCCGCAGTCAACTGTCGTTGCATCTGATTCTGCTGAGCCGCACCAGCCGCCTCTAAAGCCGCTGTATCTGCGTAACCCATACCCTGTGCTTGCTGAGCCATGCCAGCCACATTCTGCAACGCTGACATCTGGCGCTGATAGTCTTGAGCCTGTGCCGCTTGAGCCGCCTGAGCCGCAGACAATCCAAATTGTTGCTGAGCTTGTCCCGCAGTTGTCTGAGCCTGACCTAAACTTGCCAAGTTCTGAGCTTGCTGGCTTGTTAACTGACCAGTTGTCTGACCAAGATTTGACAAGTTTTGCATTTGTTGGCTTGTCAGTTGACCTGTCGTTTGACCAATGTTTGCCAAATTCTGCATCTGCTGAGCAGTCATCTGACCAGAGGTCTGACCAAGGTTTGTTAGGTTCTGTTGCTGTTGACCAGTCAATGAACCAGCAGTCTGCGCAAGGTTCTGATATTGACCAGCACCCTGTAAAACACGAGACAAGTCTGCACCAGAAATACTTCCAACAGTTCCAGCCAATTGAGCTTGACGCGCAAGGTCTGCCTGAGATGCTGATAAAGCCTGACCGTAACCTTGTTGAGCCGCTTGAGCTTGCTGATTAAGAATAGCTTCTTGTGTATCACGCAATGCGCGTGAGCCAAACTCACCCATGCGAGTACCACCAAATTGACCTGCCTTGATAAATTGATCAGACACAGCAGGTAACAGGTTCTCACTCAAATTACGAGCACCCTGTTTAGCAATAACATCCATGACGCTTTGCTGATACGGACTGGTGTACTGCCCAATACCTGAAGCACCACTCTGAGCGGCGGCTTGTAGGTAAGGGTTAGCGGCGTTCAAAGCCTTGTCTGACAGCGCTTCCGCAGTTGTTTGACTGGATTGTTGCATGTACGGACTAGCCGCACCCATGATGTTTTGCTGACCAGCTTGAGACAAATATGGTTGCGAAGCTCCCACAATGTCCATTGATGAAGCTCTATTTAATAGAGGGTTTGCCGCTCCAATAGCATCCATTGATGCGGCTCTATTCAATAATGGACTTGCCGAACCAATGACATCCATCTGACCTGCTTTGTTAAAGTAATTTTGACCAGCATTTAAGTTTTGATCAACCATACCTTGACGCAAATATTGCCCTTGAGCAGTCTTTAATGCGTCAGCAGTTCCCTTTGTAGAAAAGTCTTTCATGCCTGAAGAGGCATAGTTCATGTCACCCTTCCAAGCGCCTTGCTGGTCTTGTACCTGCTTGTAGGCTTGTTGCTGGAGTGGCGACAACTCAGCCACAGTTGGCAAACTGTAGGGCTGGTAAGGCGTGTTAGCTACATTTGTAGCAACTTGAATTTGGTTGTAGATTGCATCCTGCATCCACTTTGGTGTCTCAGTGGAAGAGGTGGTGTACGAAGTCGCCGTTTGTGGCGAACCTTGAAATAGACTGCCCATTACATGACTCCCTTCAGATATGCAAGAGGTGATTTAGCGTTAGGGCTGAATTTGCCTTTGGCAAGCTGACGACCTTTTTGTTTGCGCAATTGCTCACGCATTGCGTCAAGGCGCTCGGCTCCAGCCTTTGTGGAACCATCTCCTAAAAGTGCAACTGTTTCAGCATCCATCACATATTCACCATCAGAGAGTTTGGCATCAATGGTGTCATCTCGACCTGAGCCTGAACCACGAGCCATGTACGCGATCTGTGAAAGCGCTCCTCCTCGTGCTAAACCCGCAGGACGCTGGACGGTCATATTATAAGCACCACCAGTGATTTGAGGCCATGCCTGCGCCATATATTGGCTTAAACCTAAACCAGCATTGTTGGCATCTTGTTGCATGCGGTTCCAGTCCCACTGGATAGATGGGCGGTTGAAATACTCTTTCTTTTCAGGAGACATGGTGCTAACTGCCTGCTTAACATCAGGAGGAGCACTGTTCAAACTGCCTAACAAAGTAGCACCAATAAGGGCGTTCTTCATTGTGAAAGGGCTAGAAGTCCCTGTTTGTGCGCCTGTTTTAAGTTGACCAAGTGGGGACTGAGTTGGAGCATTAAGACCAGCACCCATATCCTGAGCACCATAACCTCTAGTCGCAACAGGAGGGGCTGGGTTTGTCAGGGAGTAGTCGACAGCGAAGTCCGCAGGGCCTTTATACCCAATCTTGCCAGTCATAAAGTCAGTTGTACCAACACCCGCCTCTGGTACACCACTGTATAAGTAGTCGCTAGTCTTGGGCATTTTTAAGCCTTCAAGCACAGCGTCTGATGGTTTCATACCAAGGTTGCTAGTCTGTTGGGCAGGACGAGACATGCTTGTGGCAAGACCAGTTAAAGCACCACCCATAAGGGCTGATTTAGGATCATAGCCAGCGGCAAGCATGTTTCCAAACTGTTTACCACCAGCTCCTAGCGATGCGTTTCCAGTTAGGTCACCAAGCTGTTGACCAGCATAAGTGCCTAAAGCACCAGTAGCCGCACCCTTTAAAAATCCTTGACCTGATGCCATGCCAGCCGCGCCACCAACCAATGCGTTACCAAGCATGTTTTGACCTGTTGCGCCTAAGTTCAAGCCCATGGCGTTGTTAGCGGCAGAACCAAAGTAGTCGCCAGCACCACCACCTAAACCACCAAGCAAAGCGCCTTTAAGGGGGTCACCACCAGTGAGGGCGGCAGTACCACCACCGATGACCGCACCGCCGACCATGGTAGCCGCAGTGCCTGAGAAGCCCATTGCGGAGCCAATTGCCGTGCCCGCCCCGGGGACTATGAAGTCCAACGCAATCGGCAACGCCACCGCCAAAAACTTCTTCAGATTAAAGTATTCAGGATAGCCTGTGCGCGGGTTAATTGTCCCTGAACCCCCCATGCGCTCAAGCATCTCAGCCTCGCGTGGGTTGATGTGCGCCATCATTGTGTCGCCATGCCTGCCCATCCCAGCCAGACCACCCCTAGCGTATCCTTTTTGCTTTGTGCGCTCCTGCATGCCATACAGCAAAACCAACAGGGAAATGATTACCACAGGATCAAACTGCTCAGGCAGGTCACCCTCTTCAACCATGTCATCCTGTACTGCGGACGCAACGATCTCAGGATACTTGTCAGGGTTGTTCAGAGCAAATTCAAGCAACTTGACTAACTCGTCCAAGCCCTCTGTCGTGATTGGCATGTCCCCAATCTGATTTTCAAGGGTCAGTATTGCCTTAGAAAACCGTGGGTCTTGTTTTGCAATTTGAAGAATCTGTTGCTTATCCATTTGTCACTCCAATTAAGACAGCGATTGAGCAAACCGCTCAGCCCAGTCACGCCAATCATCAAAATCGTAAGGCAAAGGAAAGTTTCTGCCTAGCGATGTATTGTTTAAAAACTGCATAGCCCAGTTCTGCCAGTCATCCCCATCAAGTCGACTAAGCGCCCCATAGCTGTCCAGATCGAGTGCAATCTGGTCAGCCCAGTCATGGAGCGACATATAGGAGGGGCGTGTAATCGTGGTCATCCAAGCACCGTCCTGTCGCCAGAATCAATGTGTCCAATGATCTGACCCATCTGATAGTTACCAACCACAGCATTAGACTCAAAGCGCACACGCAACTCACGGCGCTGTTCTTTAAGCATTACGATCTGTTGGTATGGCTCTGAAGCTGTCTCAGGGAATGAGAACACACTGCTAGAGACTTCAGGCGCACGAGCGTTAGCGCGACCTGTGACCTGCACAGTCATAGGGCCACTCTGAATAAAGTCAGGCTCAATTTCAGTGATCCGCAAATATTCATTCTTACCCTGTGGCAACGAAGACAAGTCTGCTGTTTCAAAATAAGACTGAATTGGCAATGTTGATTGTCCTTCAACAGCATCAACACCTTGCTCGTGAATCCACACACGATAACCACTGGTTGTGGGAATGCAGTCTGTCAGCAAGGGTGCGGCAAAGCCATTGTTATACCCACCAGAGGCGCGTCCAGACGCAGGCAGTTCTGTGTCATACCAAGAGTTCTCGCGCACATTATAAATAATGGCGTGCGTGCATTCAGTTGCGTCACCTCTTGGATAGCACCACCAAATTTCACCAAAGTGCGGAACTTTAAACGCAAATACTTTAGCGCGATGGTCTGGGTTTACATTGTCAAAGAAGTAGTTCAAGTTCATAGAGTTAGGCACTTCACGCACCACACCATTGAACATCAAGAAGCGGTCAACGCCACACCAGAAGAACACGCCATCGTAGTCCACCACGCAGTCAGGCGACATGATGGAGGTGTCTGTGGCAATCGTGTCAAACTGAAATACAGTTGCACCACCTGTGAAGGTTGCACGGATCACAGCGTCATAAGCCCAGAACAAGCCTGCTGGCGCTGATCCAGAGCCTGCACGCAGTGGCATGCCCTTGATAATCTTTTGACCCCATACACGAGCTATGCCTGAGCCTGATCCACTCAGATCAGTAAAGTCGCCAGCAACAGACCAACCAATAATGCCAGCCGTACCAAAGTAAAACAGGTAGGGGAACAGCATCACAACCCCACCAGTTGCATTAGCACCTGCGGGTAGTGGAATCTCTAATAGACGGGCAGTTCCAAGCACATCGCCATAGAAAATCTGACCACCAGTGTCATTACACACGCATTGCAAATTAGGAGCCACATGCGCAATGATGGAGTTGTATGTGGTTGATGCGTCATAGGATGTCTGGAACATCCACTGGTTGTAAGCAGAACTAACCAAAGCATTCAAACCACCAGCCATATTAGTGACTGTGGTTGTGATTGTTGTTGTGTTAGCCACCACCACAAACCCATTAGTAGCCTGACCAGCAGTTGAAGCTGTAATGGTGATCACCGCGCCAACAGCAACAGCGCTGTAGTTTGGCGTAGATGTGAAAGCGGTAATGTTTGCCGCAACAGCAGTTGCAGTTGTAGCCAAATCAGTCGTAAACGAAACAGAGCCTGATGTGATCGTCACACCGTTGACTGTGATGCTGTTAACTGAGCCAGCGCCACCACCAGTCAAAGTAACTGTTCCAGTTGCGCTGACAGCTATAGGAGTTCGGTTACTGATAACTGAACTGTTTGTAGTTGCGTCAATCGTAAAACGCTCTACAGTCGACGCACCTGCTGAATGGCAATACTGCAATTGTTGTTGCGTAAAACTGTTAAAACCTCGGGAAATCTCAGTCAAATATTTATTGATTGAGCGATAGCCAAAAATCTTTCTAGGCAAGCCGCGCTGAAACCTGACCCACTGTCCGTCAATGTAAAAATCACCATCGTACCTAGTACCATCTCGCTTGATACCAGCAAGAGACTTAAGGACTATCGTGGATTCTGGCATCAGTAAGTCCCACCATTAACAACACCAGCAGGGGCAACACCCAATGCAGTCCATGCCGCTTGTTGGTCAGCCGCTTCAAAAATTGGAATACCTACAGCAGTGCCGCCAAGGTTAATCAGCGCACCACCTGCGGTAGTAGCTCCTGTGCCACCTTGTGCAATTGTGATTGGATAGCTTGCTGTTGTGGTATCAGCGTCAACCACATCACTACCATCGCAATAATAAATACCTCGAGTGCCTTGACCAACCGCAAGACCAGTTCCTGCTGAAGTTTTAACAGTCAGTGTGTAAGCACCAGTTGTGGCATTGTCGATCCAATATTGTTGAACAGTTGCAGGGACAACCACAATTCTGTTACCAGTCAGCAAGCCTGTAAACTTGTACACAATACGGTTTAGCTCTGAGCCTGTCAGGGTGTAGGTTCCAGTGCCAGCAATGCTGATCACTGTGTAGTCAAACACAAAGACAGAAGCCTGACCAAATCCTAGCGTGTAGAAGTTTGAGCCATCGCTGATAATCACAGACGACTCAGTAGGCTGGTAGGCTTTTGTTGCTAAACCGTCAATGGTATTGACACCAGAAGGTGTAAGCACAACTTGACCACCACCTGAGTTACGCAAGTACATAAACCAGTTGTTGCCCACTGTAGCGGCGCTAGGCAGTGTCAGAGTTCCTGATCCTGTTCCTGTCCACAAATACATTTTTGCGCGGTCTGAATCGCCTGCTATGTAGTTTGTGTTGAATTGTGTAATAGGAACAGACTGAGACAACAGTGTGCCAACAGCCACAATGCCAGTTCCAGCCAAAGCAGAGGCGTTAGCTTCGGATACCGTAGCGCCAAACTGCAATGACTCCCACAAGCCGTTTGTGGTGGTATTGCTAGTTAAATAAATCTGATACACCGTCCCAGCGGCAATTGATGCTATTTGCGTGCCACCAGCGTTTTTAACTAAGAAAGTTTGAGCGCCTTGGTTGTTAAACAGGATTGTGTTACCAACGCCACTTTTTTGCGCATCAGGCAAGAAGATGGATCGACCTGCGTTTGATGCAGTCACATCAATGATGCGGGTTGCTAGGTTAGTGTTAGTCGAGGTTTCCTCGGGCCAACTTAGCGTTACATCCGTAGTCGTCAGCGTTATGGCGCTGTAGCTGATCTCGCTTGGGTAGATGTTTGCTCCACCAAAGACATCTGTATAGATAGGCATTACGCTTCACTCCTAGTTGCTGTGCGATCCATGATGCGCTTCAAATCTTCGCCATTGAGCGCCTGCGCCGCACGGTCATACATGGCTTGCCAAGTCTGAATGCGCTCGTCCTTTTTAAGAAACGGCGTTGCCTCTAGCAAGGTTGCATACAGCAACACATCAGGGGCATATTCAGTAAGCCAGTTGGTTTGTAAGTCATCGCCCAGAAGGGCAGGTTGTTCGTAGTACAGAACTTCAAGAGTCTGCACCGTAGAAGGTGTTGGCGTTATCAGCCAGTTTTGATAGTCGTAGTCAGCATAGAACTGAGGGGCGGCGGTCTGGGCTTCGTTAGGCCAGTAACTGCGGCAATACTCGTATGCTCTAGCAAAGATAGGCGATCCAGCAACAGTCATGCTAATGGTGTCTCGCCACCTATCAGGCTTTAAATAGACAGCCACGCCAACGGATAGAGGGGTACTCACCGCTCGGATGAACCCCATAATTTTAAGCTCTCGCGCAATTCTGCGTTCGCCCAATGTGATCAACCGAGGCAGTTGGTCGTAAACGATCTGGTCGCTTTCTTGGGTGAATCCACGCTCAAGATAACGGCGCACATCTACGAGCAGACTGTCGTAGGTCATGGTATAGCTCATAAATACTCCAATAGTATTAGCCGCTGATACAGCATGCGCCTGAGAAAAATTATACTCTTGAAAGGTAGTTCAAGGCAACTTGTGTTACATAAGCAAACATTCAGCATCTCTGCGTTTTTTTAAGCCTGCCAGAACTTTTCCACCACCCTTGTTCCAGAGCTTGAGTTGTTCTTTAGCTTCTTCCCAGTCCTGAGCGTTTATCTTACGCTTTAGGGTGGAAGTTTGGAGCCTGCCAACGCCTAAGTTATAGCAAAAATCAACAATGGCGTTGCATTTGCGTTCGTCGGTAGCCAGAATGGGGCAATTCCGCAGGACACCGGGGAGGTAGGTGTGCTCCAACTCGTACATCAACAACGCCCTAGCCGTTGGCTCATCCATGGGAGAGTCTTGTAAAGTTACCTTTTTCCCATCAGCGTAATAGGTAGAGCCATACCCAATCGTAGCCACATTAGCTGGACAAAGGTACGGCTTGGCTCTGTAGCCCTCAAATTGACGACACAGCGCGGCGGCTAGTTCTAGGTTCATAACCCACGCTGTTTCAAAGTTCTATCAAGGAACCAATAGTTAATTGTTCCAGCCAAGAGTGCTGAGAAGTCAGGCGACATCATCATCTTAAAGACTTCCATAGGTGAAGCGCCTGCAATCCATGAGTTCCAACCAAACCACAAATGCACAAAAGACCAAACCAAAAGAATCCAGTATGTAACAACAGGACGAACAGATGCAGACAAACTAGCCGCCCAACCACCAGCGGCTTTGACCATTGTGGCTTGTTGCTCTATTGCAGAATTAAAGGCATCCATGACCCCTACGTCAACAGCCGCCTCTCGTTGCGCCCCAATCTCAGCCAGCTTCATCTGACCTCTGATTTGCTCCAGTTCACATTGGCGGGCAAACATAAGCATCTCATGCGACCGTTCGTTCTTTTTATCAAAGAACTTAAGAACTTCAGGAGCCAAGCGAAAAATACCGCCTAACGCCCCACCCAATATCCCACCAAATACTTCAAACATAATCAATCCTCCGACATATCAGTTGCCGCCAAGTTTATACGGGTCTTTAAAGCCGCAATATCCTCTGGCTTATCTTTAAAACCAATGGCTATATACCCCGCAAACTTACCCATATCTGGGGGGATAGAGCCTCTACACATAAACTTTACACCTTGTTTTACACCCCATTCACCTACTTTGGATGATGGGTTGAACTCTTCACAAAGAACCTCGTTGTTAAGCATAGCCACCATCGCGGCATTACGGTCTGCGCTTGCATTAAACAAGGATGTTACCGTGCCTTCCATTGTTTTTTCCCGTGATCCATCAGCATTTAAAGCCAAAACGGTGGTACGGCTGTTGGTCGCCAAATTAGCCTTGTGAACTAACACAACTAAGCCATCTACATCTTTCATCAAACCACGGGCTGGTGCAAGTAAGTTTTCCTGCTTTGCCAACTGAGGCATCTTGTCCTGTGTCGTAATAGCGTGAAGGATAACTTGGCGAGAATCCCATGCAAAGTAGCCAGCAAAGGCTAGGAACGACAACAGGATGACCGTAAACAGCTTAAATGGATTGTCAACCCACTCAATCAAACCTATGACTTTACCAAGGGCGCTATCATCTTTTTTGGCTTCTGGCTTGGGCGCAGAAGCTGGTGCGGCAACAGACACATTGATTGTCTGCTCTGGTTTGGGCTTGGGTGTACGCCGTTTAACAGGCGCTACCTTTGCAGGCGCTTTAGCTGTGGCTTTTTTTGCTGTGACCATGTTTAAACCAATTTATCAATTTCTCGTTTTAAATTGTTGATCTGGATGTTCAGGGTTATCTGTTTCATCCTAAACTCATAAATCTCGTACTCGTACTGGTGAAACTTCTTCACCGTATTGTCAATCTGCACCTGCAAGGCTCGTTCAGCGTCTTGCTTTTCTATGCGTTTAATAAACACATCTTGTTGCGGGGTAACCATTGGTTGCACGACTGGATACCACTTGTCGTAGCTGACTTTCATTTCTTCTCTCGCTCAAGTGCATCTTTGTATCCATGAATGACTTTGGTTCTAATTCTGTTTTTGGCTCTATAAATGCAACTGGTGGCGGTTCATCAACAACAAGCAACCCCTCAAATTCTGGTGGATCGGGTGGCGGTGGAACTACAAGCGCTAGTAATTACACTGGTGGTCAAGGAGTATTTGGTCAAGGTAATGCTGGGGGTACAACTACTGTTTCTACTACAAGTGCTTCAGGCGGTGGTGGTGCTGGTACAGTTGGGATAAATGGTATTGGTGGGGCAACGGCTGGCAACGGCGGCGCAGGTATTGCCTCTTCAATCTCTGGAACAGTAACTACATACGCAGGGGGAGGTGGTGGCGGTTCAAGAAGCGATTTCCCTGCTGGTGCGGGAGGTGTTGGCGGTGGTGGAGCTGGCGCATTGGGAAATAATGTAACCGCTACGGCTGGAACTGCAAATACAGGTGGCGGTGGTGGCGGTAATGGTCAACTTGTCGGAGTTGGCACAGGCGGTACAGGCGGCGCTGGCGGTAGTGGTATCGTCATCCTCCGCTATCCAGACACATTCATAGCCGCTACAAGCACAACTGGTTCACCAACAATCACTGTGGCTGGAGGCTTTCGGGTCTACCGATTCACAGCCAATGGTTCTATCACATTCTAAGATGAATGCGCTGGCTCCTTC